GCCAGATGGCGAGATGAGCGCGATCTTGTCGTCATCTTGGAACTTGCCAAGGGAGACTTGGCTGTTTGGCATGACGATGTAATCAGCGGTCGTTGCTGTCACTGTCCCCTGCCCGATACGCACGAACACGGGGTTAGTGGATCCGGTGTTGGTCACGCAGATACTGCGCGTGCCGGTGCGGATGGTGTACTGTGCGGACGTTCCAGTTGCTGACTGGGATTGTCCGCTGCCGTATGAGGGATTGAATGGGAGTGTCATATTAGCCTACGCGATACCATTTTTGCAGAACCGGCTCAAACCGGAGCGTGAAAGAACCGCCTGAAGCAAGTGATGTTGGAATGTTGCTTCCAACTGCTCCATTGAGGTTCACCGTCAGCGAAGTAATTGTTGCGGTCGAGTTCACCAGAATCTCTTGGTTTGCTACGCACCCAGAAACCTGCGGAAGCAAGATGGTCAGCGTTGCAAGAGTTGATACTGGCGTGAGTACAAGCCACACGCTGTTGTTTGTGCCGCTGATTGCGACCGTTGACGCGCTGATTGGGGAGGAGTACTGGATGACTTTGCCATCTCCCAAAGTCGTGTTCTCTTGGATGAAGTCAGCGACCACTGCGGCAGTGCAGTTGTAGTCCAGACCGTTCTGGTTGACGGCGAACAACGTGGAGTTGTTGATGCTGTCGACGTTATCGAGATTTTGGATAGCCATGTTAGCGGAACTGAAGTTGACCGTTTGGTTCCTGCTCGATGGGAGCGATGGATGGCGCCGGCAGGAACGGCCAATCCACGTCTTTGTTGCCAGCTCCCGAGGGCATCGCCGAAGGATACTGCTGCTGCAGGACATTCGCGCTCTGCATAAGGAGCGTTTGGTAGCCTGAAATCGCCCCCAACTTGGTGTCCAAAGACGGCGCTTTGCCGTACTGAGGGGCAATCCGCATCGCCAGATTCAGGATGATGGCCTCGTTGGCGGTGATAGGAACGTTCGTCTCAGTGTCCAGATCACTGTTCTCAGGCGAGTTCGTCAGCGGGTAGCTAATCTGGATGGCTTTCGCGTACCACTGGGCGACCATAGCATCCAACCGGCGCACCGCGGACTGAAGTTCGTCGGGCGTCAAGTCGAACACATACGACGCCAGCCCCAACTCCTCGAAAGCGGCCTCAACGAACTGGCGTTTTGTGTATCCCATGCGTTATTTGCGCCGACGGCGCGGTTTCTCGTCTTCTTCTTCGTCCTCAGAAACAAGTTCAGGAGCCTCAGGAGCGGCCACAGCCTCAACTTCTGGCTCAGTCACCACAATCTTGACCTTGGGCTCGTTCTTGAGCCTCTCAGCGGCCTCCAAAGCGGCGTTGCAAGCGTCTACCGCTGCTTCAACCGAGGTGTGCCAGCCGTATTGGATAGCTTCATCGAGTTCCTCTTGGGATTCGACGCCACAATAGTCGTACGTCCCACCTCTTGCCTGATTCCGCCCGGGTGAGCGGTACACCATGCTTGGAAATTCCATTACTTCTTGAGTTTGCCGACGGGTTTTCCAGCTGCTTGCTTGGCTTTGCGGGCAGTCGAGAGCGCGATTGCCACCGCTTGCTTCTGCGGCTTACCGGACTTCATCTCCTTGCTGATGTTGGAGGAGATTGTCTTCTGTGAATAACCCTTCTTGAGCGGCATAAGTCTTTGGTTTCAGTAAAGTTAAGGGGATGGCCCCGAAGGGCCACCCCCCGTTAGCGGGAACTATACCTGATTGAACAGGATGATTCCACTCATTTCGGGTTGCTTGTTCACAACCCCGTAGAACGTGTCCACACGATACTTGGTCGTGAGGGTGTTCTGGTCGAAACGCTTCGTCATGACGAGCTCCAACCCTTGGTCGGTCGAGCCGCGCATGACTGCAACGCCAGCGTTGTCAGGCAGCGAGTAGCGACCGGGGAGGATTTCAATCGCGTCCTTGTGCCAGAAGCAGTTCACAGGAGCTGCTGCCGTGTTGAGGAGCGTGATTGACGCGTTGGTTGCCTTCGTGTTCGCAACGCAGTTTTGGTTCTGCGCGGAAGCTGCGTTAGCAACTTGGTTCGTGATGAGCGGCGGGCTGATGACGATTGCTTGGTTACCAGCAGCAGGCGCACTCACCGAGATGACACGGAAGGTCTTAAGCTGACCGGTGTCGCCTTTGGTGATGTGGTGCACTGCGTTGATGCCAGCGATCGTGAACGCGTCGCCTGCGGCCAAAGCCCCAGCGGAAACTGCCACAGTCAGGGACTGGAAGCGGTTGTCCACGTTGAGACGCTCTGCCGTTGTTGGCGAGGTCGAGATGGCTTTGGGGATGTAGTAGTTCGCGCCAGCGTCCGTCGTGTTGATAGTCGCTGTAGCAGACCCGGCACCCAAGCGGACCGCGTAGTCGAGCTTGTAGATGTCGAAGGACGCCACCATCCCAACATACGCACGCTCATACGCCTTGTCGGACTTCTGGTTCCCGAAGGAGCGCGAAGCCTTGGCGAGGTCGTTAGCAAGACCGTTGTAGTCCCGCGTGTTGAGCGCGAGGTAGCGGTCGCCATCCATGATGCCTTGCTCGTTGAAGATGGCCTCGCACTGGGCGACGTCATCGAAACCGCTTGAAGCACCTGCCGCGGTCGTGCGCTTAACCACCAGCGTGCCCTGATTGGCAGCGATGTTCAGCACCGACACGTTGATGTCAGAAGCGAGTTTCTGCTTGGCGGAGTTGCCAAGGCGTTGCTCTTGCAGAGCGTCACGAAGCTCTTGAGCGTTGAGCTCGAAAGCGACCGTGCGCGTCTGGTTGATGCTGGCGGGAACTGCCAGCTGGGTGTAGGAGGCGTAGCCACCACCAGGGAGTAATGAGATGTCCGTGCCAACCCCTGCATTCGACAACGAGGTCGCAATGTAGGGCTGCGGACGCCAGATGACGTTGTTGGTGCGCTCCATCATCGTCTGATCCGTGTTGTAGATCGAGACGTTACGGGACAGCACGAGAGCGTCGTTAAACCCCTCAAGGAGGTTCTCAAACGCTACGCGCTCTTCTTTATTGAACGAGTTAGCCATAGGTTACTTTTTTGACTGCAATTGACGTTTGTAGGCCAGAACTTGGGTGTAGTCACCGGTGCGCTCGGCCTTTGCGCGTAGGTTGTCCAACACTTCGTCGGATCCTCCGGTTGACCTTGCCCCGCCGGACGGTGGGGTCTTCTCTGGAGGAGGAGCAGTTTTCTTTGTCACCTTGAGTTGCGTTTCGAGCTTTGCGACCGCGAATGCGAATCTTACCGGGTCTTTTATCTCAGCAAGTTCTTTCGCCTTTTTCGGGTTCTTGCCCAGCGCGTACACCAATAGCGCAGAGTTCTCTGAACCTTGCAACAGGATACCCTGCTGCGTGGTGTTGAGCACCTCTTGCACCGAGGCTTCGGCATCTTCGTAGTCTTGAACCTTCAGCTCAGTCTTGGACTTCGCGTAGTTCTCAAGCTTCTTGTGCCACTCAGCCTGTTGGGCTTTCTGCTCTTCCTCGGCCTTGGACTGGATTTCAGCGGCTTTTCGTTTCCGATCAAACCACTCAGCCAGCTTGGCCTCGTACTTCTCCGTGTCGTAATCAGCGCCTTCCAGTGTCGGCTTTGGCCCAGGGTCAACCGGATTGTTCTCAGTTGCCGATATTGCCTTCAGCTTCTCCTCTAGCTCCCGATTCTTGCGGTGCAGTTCCCGATTGGTTTTACGCACTTCACGCACCCATTCAGGTGCCTTCTCTGCGTCCTCTTTCTGGGTTGGCGAATCCCCGATGCTGACATCAATCTCTTCCGAGGCTTCCGTTTTACCGCTCTCAGCTGGCTCTGCTTCCACCGTCTTACCGGTGTCTTCAGCCACAGCCTCAGTTGCGGGAACTTCGTCCTCATCCAAGGTCACGTCAGCATCTACTGCCGTGTTTGTGTTCTCCATTTTTTCTTAGTTAGTGGATCTGTCCACTAAAATGTTGCAGGCGGCGCTACAAGTTTCTGCACGTCCTTCTCAATCTTCTCAGCCAACTGCATCGCCTTGTCCTGATCAATCTGGCCGGCCTTCGCAATCGTTTCCTCAGTCTTAGCCCGCGTCTCTTCTGCCTTGGCCATGACAAGCACCGTGTCAGCTTGTGCCTTTTGCGCGAGCGCATTTGCCCTTTGCGCCTCCGCAGCGAAGTACTGCGTCTGTGCGTCCGGCTGGGCGTTCTGCTGCTCTGCAAGGAGCTCCTGGGCCTCTTGCTCAGTGGGTTTAACCGCCCCCATGCGAAGCAGCTTCTTGCGGAAGTAGTTGCGCACGTCCCCAAGCCCTTCGCCTTCCATGTTCATCATCGCCATCGACGAGAGCACGTTCATCGTCTCTGGGTCTTGTGTCACCGCCATCATTGAGAGCAGCGCCTGCACCGTCGCCTGACGCTTGGTCGTTGACGATGGCCCCACGTCTACCGCGACATCGAACTGGGCTTCCGAGAGGTCGTTCTCGTACTCAAGCTCGCCTGACTCAGGGTCAATCACCGGTGTCATGAGCTCAACTTCGTCTTGTTCGCCGTTGGCGGTAACAACCTTCATCTTGCGCTTATCTTCCACGAACACGTCTTTGGCCATGGATAACCAAATCTCGCCCACGCGCTTAATCGCCTTGGCCATGTTCGAGACGTAGATGTACGACTGCATGTCCAGGCGCTGCATCACCAAGTCCACCGCCTTTGAGGTAACGTGCGAGACCATCTTGTCCCCGTTGCCTTGGCTGCCCAAGAGCTGCTGCATATCAAGGTCTGTCACCCCCAAAAGCGCCGCCATCGCCGGTGGGACCTGCGGGGATTTCGTGTACGCCACAGGAGGCGCCGGTTGCACCGCGCCGTTCGCGTCCGTTATCCCGTTCACCAGCAGGTACGGATAGTTCCTGAGGTTGTCTTCCGCCCACATCACCTGATGCCCCGCCACCTGCTCAGGCATGAAAATAGGCTTCTCCATCGACGAGAGCGCCGAAATCTCTGCGAGCTTGGAGAGCTGCATGTTCTTTAGGCGCTGCATGTCTTTCGCCAGCCGAACGTGTCCCATGCACCGCTCCACGTTGTCCACAAACCAGCGCTTGCCGTACACCGGCACAATCGGGATGCACTGCCCCGCAATGTAACCGCAGTCCTCAAGCACCTTGCCACCCGACATAATCCACTTGTGCACCTTCTTCTGCTTAATCTTCTTGCGCTTAACTTCCTTGTACCCAAGCGCCGTCAACTCCTCCAGCTTCCCCTCCTTAAGCACCGACAAAAGCTCCTTCTCCTCATCGCCCGTAATCCCCTCAAACGTCACCATGTAGTCCGTCTTCTCCTCCACACGGTAGTACTCCGCCACATACACCACATCCGGCGTCTGCCAGTCGAACTGGGTGCGCGTAATCTCCTTCGGCCATGTCGCCGGATCGTCCCCCCACTCCGCCTCATAGTCCTCCTTGGTCATCGCCGTAATCACAAAGCACCGCTTCGCGTCCGCTTTGTCTTGCCGCTTCGCGTTCAAGTCGAAGTACACCGATGAGTCCGCATCGTAAATGGGCTCAATGCAAATCTTCTGCTCGTCCGATTCCCCGTCGTACTCGTCCTCGTACTCGTTGCGCAAACGCAACGCCCCAAACCCGCCCGTCACCGCCTCCTCAAACGCGTTGTCGTACGCTTCCTCAGCGCTTGAATCCACTTCCGTCGCCCGAAACAGACCGTTGCACGTCTCCGCCAAGCTCTCGTACTCCTTCTCGCGCGGCACATACTCCACCGTGATACGGTTCGAGCGGTAGTCGTTGATAATCCGCATCACCGCCAGCTGCGTCTTGTTCACTTCAAACCGTGGCCGATTCTCGTACTGCTCAGAAAGCGGCCCCTCCCATTGTGCGCCCGGAATAGAACAAAACCGGCGGTCTTGCAGGCACTGCAAACGCTCGTTGCGGAGCACCTCTTGGATACGGTCAAACTCGGCAGTAGCCTCCGAATGCACTTTCACCGGGTCGTTCTTCATGGTCTCATCATGCGGGTTTAAGCGTTTGTGTCAATGGGGGCTTGAGCGGTGGCAAAGGGCCGGCACTGGGGGCTTAGAGGGCTTTGGACTAGCTACTTCTTTGAGAAGAAGTTCAGCACCGGCATCACTTCAATCATCTTCTGCATCCGCTTCTTCAAACTCAAGGCCGCACGA